GCTGTAATTTCCTGTTCCCGTGCAAATTCTATTGCTTCCTTCCGTTTGCGAAAGTCCTCTATCTGTTTTTTCAATGCAGCAGCAGCAATTTTATCCTGCGCCTTCCTTTCCTTCTCACCCGCAGCTAATATTGCTTTGGTTGCAGATGCAGCATTTTGAGCAATAAGTTGTTCTTTCCTTAATCCCAATTCTATTAAATTATTAGTTTGATCAAGTAATTGACTTGCCTGATTCAATTCTAAAGTTTGTTTTTGTGCTACAAAAGAAGCATTAATAGCAGCTAATTCTTTATCAGAATTGGCTTGTAGTTGTGCAATAGTCTGAGACCTATCTAATTCTACAAGAGCTTGCTTATTCAGTTCAATTTGGGCAGCACGTTTTTGTTCAGCAATAGCAATTTCGGCATCAAGATTTGCTAGGGCTAATACCAATAACTTTGCATAATAGTCTTCAACTGAAATTACCCTGTTGGCAAGGTCTTTATCAAGAACTGCTTTCTCTAATTTTTGTATTTCATCTGCTGTACTCTTAGCTAACTCCAATGCAGCTAATGCCGCAGCTTCATCAAAATTTTTCTTGGCATTAATGGCATCAAGTTCTGCTGCTTTTTGAGCAGCTACCAACTTAGCAAGATCATCAAAGTTCTTTTTATCAGCAGCAGCTTCCCTACCCAGGGCTTGAATTCTTAATTCCTCAAGTCTTTTAATCTTGGCTTCTTCAATCTTAATTTCAGCATTAGCCGCAGCTAAAATATCTTGTTGTTCACCTACATCAATAGTAGAACGGGGGGCAGGAACATTGAATTCATCAAAAGATGCTCCCTGCTGAGCACCCGCAGCTTCTTGAATTGCTGATTGAGCAGCTTCAGCCTTTTCCTTAAGTGCCTCCAAATTTTGCTGAGCTATAGTAGTCCGTACTTGAATATCAGCAGACCTAAATCCTTCAACGGTTTCTTCAACATCCCGTACTGCTTGTTCAATCTCCCGCAAAACATCAACAGTTTCCCGTGCATCCGTTTTGGCAAATGCAAGCAGTGCTAAACCAAAACCAATAATCCAACCTAACGGCCCCAATGCCCCAAGAACAACAGTCCTTAAAAGAACAAATGCACGTTGCAATCCAACAAGTCCAATTGCCGCAGTTCTAGCAGCAGTAACCGCAGCACCCAAACCAGAAACTAAACTAACAAAAAATCCTGCTACCTTAAGTCCTATCAAGGCAAATAAAACAAATCGTAGGGATTCAACGGCATCAGCTATTTGCCTGAATAAAACAGCGTCTTTATCAAGGGGGTCTTGCAGTCCCGCAAAGGTTCGAATTACTCCCGTTATAATTGTAACGGTTCTCCGCATAACACCAAGAAATCCATTATCACCTGCTTGCAATAACAGTTCTGTAAATGCTGATGTAAGACCTTTCAATTCTCCGATCAAAGAATTAGCCCGTATTTCTGCTTGTCCAGATGCTTCACCTGCACCATCGAAAGCTGCTTGAGAAGCTAATAGAATTTCATTCAGTTCTTGCAGGTCTTCATTCTGAGATACGATAGCCAGGATTGCAGGAGCACCCCTTTGACCAAATACTTCTAGTGCATCCCCTGCTTCTAAAGTAGTATTTGAAAGGGTTTCAATAATCTCAGCAAGAGAATTTGTAGCAGGATTAACTTGATCAAATGTAATCCCCAATTTATCTAGCAGCGCAGTAGTTTTATCGGCACGGGTTCCCAACACTGCAAGAACTCTTCTTAATCCAGTACCCGCAGTAGATGCTTGTAAACCCGCATTACCCAGAATACCAAGAGCCGCAGAAGTATCTTCAAGGGTCACACCGAAAGCCGCAGCAACAGGGGCAACAAATTGAAGGGCTTGACCCAATTGTAGAACACTGGTATTGGAGTTTGCAGCAGCAGCCGCTAGAACATCTGCAACCCTGCCTGCTTCAGAAGTGTCTAAATTAAATCCAGAAAGTACATTTGAAGCAATGTCAGCAGCTTCAGCTAAACCAAGACCACCCGCAGCCGCAAGATTCAATGTGCCTTCAAGGGCAGCTAATTGTTCGTTAGCATCAAAACCCGCACGGGCTAAGAACTCCAAACCACCCGCTGCTTCAGTCGCACTAAATACAGTAGTCGCACCCAACCTTCGGGCTTCTGCCTGTAGGTTTTTAAATTCTACATCTGTAATGCCCTTCGTAACAGCACGAACATTCTGCATAGCCTGTTCAAATGCGGCAATCTGTTTAATTGCACTGGCAAATAAAACAAAACCACCCAGGGTAACAAGAACCCTAGTAAGCGCACTACCTGCTGTGGAAGCCTTTTTAAAACCTTGTGCTAAACTGGTAGCACCAGACCCAGGCTTTTGACCCTGAAACTTTTGTACCTCCTGATTTAGTCTCGCCATATCCTTTTGAACTTTTTTCAGTTCTTTGGAAACTAAATTCTGGGCTTTTAAAATAATCGAAAGTTCAGTAGCCATTAATTTAACCTAATTCTTTTAACGCTTTTTTGTACTGCTTGTTATCAGCATGGTAAGCTATTCTCGCTAGTCCCATTTGATCAGCATATTCCCCACGTATTCTTTTATGGGCTATATAAAAAAAGGTAATTGCTTGTCTTAGGGTATAACCCAATGCGTTAATATGACCGTGTGAAAGAAGGTATTCCCCCACTTGTGCGTAATGTAATTTCCAATCGTGTACTTTCCCTGCCTCTTCAGCTTCCTTCTGCTTTTTGGTCTTTACTGTGATTCCATCTTTTCCGCTAATTTCGGGATAAGTCCTTGTATCCTTCCTATCAGCTTTTTTAACGCATCATAATCCGGTATTGTTAAGTCCCAACATTTTTCAAAAGCAGTCAGTTGGGTAGTGAAAGGAAGGGAAGCTATTTTTTCCCACTCATCAGGTTCATTTGCAGAGAGGGCAACAACTTTAGCCATAAATTCAGGATACTTATCTGCAATATTATCTAGTTCTAATCTGCTTTCCATCAGGGCTTCAAGTGGTTCTTTGTATTCTGCTATCAGCTTCCCCAAATGTGTCAGGGTTAAACCCTGCACTTCAAACGATTGATCATTTGGCAGATCGATTTTTTCAGTCTGCACCACGATATCTTTTAACATGGTCTCATCTCATTGTGATTTAAAACAAGGGGGGGAATTTCAACCCCCCCAGATTATTTGATACTAAGGTCAAACTTAGTTAGTGGTAATCTGCCTGATAGTGAAATACTGACTTCCTGTTAATCGGGTTGGGTCAGTAAGGGCAGATGCTTCAACAACCATTTCGGCAAGTTCTTCATTGATCAATGCCAGTTCTGCCAGGGGTTGAATTGAACCCTTGTAGATGTCGATCACAACAGGGTTGTTACCATCAGCAGTATTCAGACCTTCAAAGCGAATCCAACGCTCAGGGGCAACAGAAGTAATGATTGCTTCAATTTGATCATATCCTGCAAACGTGTAATCAACAAAAACTACTTGCAGATCAGTAATTGCGCCAGTGCTCAAGACCCTGATTGAACCTGTTTCTTCATTCAGTTCATAGTCAGTATCCAGAACATAAGTGATGGTTGGTGTGGCATCGTCACCGACAATAACCGCAGACACTTTGATGTTATCCAGGGCTACCCATAGATCATGCTGAGCAGTAAGCAGTTCATCAGAAGCGGTAGCACCAACAACAGCAGTAGTTGTGCCGTAAAGGGCAAGGGCAAGATTTTCATTGTCGATAGATTCCATTGTCATTGCAATGGTCACAATAGTTTCTTGCACGATTTCTTTATCGATACCCCGCACACCCGTACATGATTCTTTGTGTTGAAAAACGGTTGTCTCTACACCGATAGTCAAAGCAGACACGTTGCCGACAGGACGAAAACCTTCTGGTTCTCCCGTAACAGGGTCTTTCGTTGCAATCAGTACAGAGCCTTGACCGGAGAAATATTGATTAGTTACGCATGAATTAGTCATTTATCAAACCTCTATATTTAAGAAATAATGCCCCGCGCCCTTAATTTCCGTGCCGAAGCAGGGTTATCAAAAACAATGACATCACCAGATTTATACGAGACACCCATATGAGTGTGTGCCGCAACTACAACAGTACCAACGTCTTCAGGGGGGTCAATAGTTGATTCATCGTCAACACCCTTTTCAACACTCGCATCATTGTCGGAGTCCTTAACTTTCAGCTTTTTTCTACGAGCCATAAAAAACCTCAAATAGTTATCGTGAGACTACAACTACCTAACCTTAATTCAAAGTATTATTTGATAGGCAGTTACCCATCGTTGCCTGTATATCAGCTTATCATCTACCCCAAAACTAGGTAATTCAGATTCAAGGTTCCAAGTTCTTGTAGTAGCACTGGTATTACAAGCCATTGCTTTTCTTAATTTTTGAAGAATTGTCGTTGCTGTGGGAACAACATTGAGACCTTGAACTTGGTTTAATGACTCAGCTTTTGCTATCAGATAAACATCAAAAACAACATCATGTTTTTTGCCAATATGCCTCATTCCTGAGTAATGAAAAATCACACACGGTAAAGACAACCTTGTATGTGCTGCACTTAATTGGGCAGGGTCATACACATAAATAGATTTCCCAGATATTTCAGATACAGTATTTATCTGAAGTTCAATGTCTTCCTTTAGGGCAGTAATAACATCTGTTGCTGTGGTAGTCATTTCAAAATCTTCTTAGTGAATTTCTAATACGATCTTCAATTATGTTTTTAACCCCTTGTTCATCATCCTCACTTATCCCTAAAAATTCCCGCTTCGGAAATTTAAACCCATCAACCTCAAGACCAAATTGATGTTGTGCTGCATAAGGAATATCAGTGCTTATGATTCGTACCCCAGGCCCACCCCTTTTCAATTCGATACTGTTAAATAAATCACCTGAAGCAAACAAAGTTCCACCACCAATCCCACTCCCTTGTCTCGCTTTGGCAGCTTTGGAAACTTCCCAGGTAGTCCCATCAGTGGCTTCCTGTCTTAAGAATCTGGTTTTAATTTGGTTCAGGATGAACGCTGCTGCGGTATCTAAAA